AGCAGCACAAATGGGCGTAACAGAAGTTGCAATCAATCGAGCTTTTTATACAATTGATGTATTAAAAAAAGATGTTTTGTACGTTTTGCCAACAAGTATCAATGCTAGTGATTTTAGTAAAGCTCGCTTTAGCACCGCCTTATTGCACAGTGAGTATCTCAAATCAATCTTCACGGAAACAAATACGGTAGGACTTAAACAAGCGGGTGGCGTAAATCTTTATATACGTGGTTCACGAGGAGATAGTAATTTAAAATCAATTCCAGTATCTACATTGATTCTGGATGAAGTTGACGAAATGGACCAGAAACAAATCTGGTTAGCTTTAGAACGATTAAGCGGACATGTTGAAAAATGGATTTGGTCAATTTCCACCCCTACAATTCCTAAATATGGAATACATAAACTTTATTTACAGGGAACACAAGAACATTGGACTTTTCAATGCCCTCACTGTAACCGATGGACAGAATTTGTGTGGCCCGATTGTGTAGAAATTCTTGGCGACCATGTAAATGATCCACGATGTAAAGAGTCGCATCTGCGTTGTAAGGAATGTAAACACTCTATTAAACATGAGGATAAACCAGCATTTTTAGGGACTGGAAAGTGGCATTCAACAGTAAATAGTGATCCAAATAATCGTAGTTTTTATATTAATCAACTTTATTCATACACTGTAAGTCCCGGCGATATTGTTGTAGCCCATTTTAGAGGAATTGGAGACGAAGCAGCATCAACAGAGTTCCATCAATCTAAGCTAGGATTACCTTATATTGGAGAAGGTGCGCAAATCAGTGAAGAAGATATTGTTGGCTGTATTCGTAATCATACCAAACAAGATGCGCGTCCAATAACAGGTGGTGAACGTTTGATAACGATGGGAATAGACCAAGGGAAGATGCTTCATATTGTTGTGATGGAGTGGTTTGTTAAAAAAATGGAGCGAGACATAAATGTTGCAGCAGTGGGTAAATTATTATGGGAAGGCAAATTACTTGGAGACGAATTCAATAGACTCGATAATTTAATGAAAGATTGGCAAGTATTGGGCTGTGTAATAGATGCTGATCCGCAGGTGAATGATGCAAGAAGATTTGCAAGAAGATTTCCTGGGTACGTTAATTTGTGCCGTTACCGTAGTGGCCAAAGCGGTAAAGAAATTTCAGTTGCAGAAGATGAATTAGGTACACCTATGGCGACTGTAGATAGAACTTCATGGTTGGATGCAACACTTGGTAGATTCAAGTCGCAAAAAATACTCTTGCCAAGAGACACGTCGATGGAGTATAAGGATCACATTAAAGCATTAGTACGAACCTATGAAAAGGATAGCAATGGCAATCCAGTAGCCCGTTACGTGGAAACAGGCGCGGACCATTTTGCTCATGCACAAAACTACAGCGAAATAGCATTACCTTTGGCAGCTGCGTTTACAACTAACAGTAATATTGGAAGTTTTCTATAATGGAAACTAAAATTTGTACTAAATGTGGTGAAGAAAAAGCTCTAACAGAGTTTTATACTACTAATCGAAATAATAAACCATATATTCTACCATCTTGTAAAAAGTGTTGTAATCAATATGCAACTCAATATGCTCAAACTCATAGAACAGTTACGAGAAAAGCCGTTTCAAAATGGGCCAAAAATAATCCTGAAAGTAATAGATGTAAATCAAAGCGATGGAAATCAAATAATCCTGAGTATCGTAGAAAATACGAATTAAAATCGCGGTATGGATTAACTTTAGAAGCCTATAAACAACTCATAAAGAATCAAGATGGAAAATGTGCAATTTGTGGGGAAATTGCTCAAGATACACTGTCATCACTTTTTGTAGACCATGACCATATCACAGGTAAAATACGCGGTTTACTTTGTATACGTTGTAATGCTGGAATAGGATTCATGCAAGATAATTCTGATATTTGTCGAAAAGCAGCAAACTACCTAGAGCAAAATAAATGAATAAACCACTTGTAATTTCGATCAGGCATCCGAACTACCTCCGTGATTCCAGTTATTGGTCTACGTGGCGTGACACGTATGAGGCAGGCGATGATTATACAGCGGGATACCTACAACAATTTAGCACTAGAGAGACAGTTACAGAATTTAATGCTCGAAAATTAATTACTCCCGTTCCTGCATTTGCTAAAGCAGCCATCAATGATGTGAGAAATTCTGTATTTCAGCGTATGCGGGATGTTCTTCGTAAGGGTGGTAGTAAAATCTATACTGAAGCCGTAGAAGGTTTACAAGGTGGTGTTGATCTACGCGGATCAAATATGAATGTTTTTACGGGTTACGAAGTTTTAACTGAACTTTGTGTCATGGGGAGGTGCGGGGTCTATGTCGATATGCCGTCATTTTCTGCACAAACCTTAGCCGACACGCAAGGTGCCCGTCCCTATTTATACATGTATCCAGTTGAAGATATTTTATCGTGGACAACTTCTAAACCACATGAAACGTCTGATTTTTCAGCTGTTTTACTACGTGATCGTGGCGTAGATTTTGGTGATATGGATAATTATAATTTTAAAATCCCTGTCAAACTTCCCTCAGGTTCTTATGAACGGTATCGACTTGTCTATATTAATGAAGAGACTGGCCGAGTTAATGTTTTATTTATGGACACATCTGGTAATCCAATTGATCCATATACAAATAAACCAACCTCTATGGAACCCATTGAGTTAGAATTGACACGGATTCCTTTCGTGATGATAAGTATTGGTGATAGTTTATTAAAAGATGTTTGTAAACATCAAGCTGCTATACTAAATTTAGGCTCTAGCGATGTTTCTTATGCTCTAAAATCTAACTTCGCTTTTTATACAGAACAACGTGACCTTAGAGCCGTTGGAGATCACCTAAAACATGCTAGCAATCCTGATGGGACTGCAACAAGTGGTGGTCAGGGTAGCAGTGAAAATAATATTAATGTTGGTGCTACACATGGTAGAGCATACGATCTGAGGGCTGAACGACCTAGTTTTATCAACCCTTCCCCCGAACCTCTTGAGGCTTCGATTAAATTACAAGAGAAATTGGAAGATGATATTCGTAAACTAGTTAATTTAGCAGTATCAAATAAAGTTGGTAATGCTCTTGAGCGTGAAAACAAAGATATGGACCCCCAAGGTGTAGAAGCTGGTTTAGCTTTTATTGGTAGTATATTGGAAAATGCGGAACGTAAAATCTCAGAACATTGGGCTGCTTATGAAGAAAGACGATTTGAAAATAGACTTATTCCAGTCATTAAATATCCTAATCGCTATAGTCTAAAATCCGATATTAATCGAATAGATGAATCAAAAAAACTATCTGAAATCATGTACTCGGTACCAGGACGAACAATTAAACAAGAACTAGCAAAATGTATTGTTTCAACACTTCTTGCAGGTAAGGTGGCTGTCGATGTTCTTGAGAAAATCAATAAAGAAATTGATAGTGCGGAATACACAACAAGTGATCCTGATACAATTATTAAGGCAAAAGATGCCGGTTTAGTGGGTGAACAAGTTGCTTCAATGGCTCTTGGATTCAAACCAGATGAGTATTTACAAGCCCAAACCGACCATCTAGCACGTATTATACGCATCGCTCAAGCTCAAGCAGAGGGTGGTGGCGCAGGGGCAGCGGGTAAAACTGGAGAACTTGAAAATCCAGCGGCCAGAGGTTTACCTGATTTATCAGATAGTCCGGCGTCTGAATCAAAAGAAGAAAAGCAAGAAGCGACAGATACGACATTAAAAGACACAACTGAAATTCCAGTACGTGGCAAAGGTAAAGCATAATGGCATCATTTTATGGCACTCTTGTTAATGCGGATAATTATTTTGTAACTCGATTGCATACGAGTGCTTGGGATGATTCTTCCACTTCTGATCGTCAAAAAGCATTATATATGGCAACCCGTTATATTGATCGCTTAAACTATAAAGGTGATAAAGCAGCTGTGTATAATTTACTGTTAGCAAATGCAGAGGCGACCGAGGCTGAAATTCGCATAGCAGAAGCAAGTCAAGAATTAGAGTTTCCACGCGATACAGATATAGTTACTCCCGTGGATATCGAAACTGCATGTTATGAAATTACTTTAGCGTTATTAGACGGTGTAGACCCTGATGCTGAGCTTGAGAATTTAGGTATTTCGACACATAGTTATGCCGGTGTTAAAACCGCGTATAATAGGGACCAGCAACCGATTGAACATCTAATTCATGGCATTCCCAGCGCACTCGCCTGGAGATATTTGAAGCCATTTTTACGCGACGGCCGTGAATATAGACTCATTCGGGTAAGTTAAATTTACCTTAACGATGTAGTTAAGGGTGGTTCCGAATATTAAATAGTATACCAGCAAACTATTTAATATTAAATATAGCTGGGTGGAGATCATATAATGTTAGATAGATTTATGAAAGTTACGTTGGCTTGTTATGAGAATGATGATTTGATGAATGATGATGTCGCAGCCGCAGAAGCCGCAGCCGCAGAAGCCGCAGCCGCA